GTAGTTTCATAAGTTAAAATTTCACCATTTTGATATCCATGATCTTTAATATTGATGGAATTAGTAGAAGTATTAATTCCTGTAACAATAACACTTCTTTTTTTATACTCATAACCAGTTCCTGGATTGGTTATGAAGATTTTATCAACAACATTCTTCTTAGAAACACTTTCAAATTTCTGAGTACCTGATCCTTTATCAGAAAGGTCTACAGTGTTAATACCTGCAATCGCATCATCATAATGAGAGTGTAAAGTGATAGCAGTATTACTAGAAAGACCTACAAAGTAAACTGATCCATCACCTAAGGTTGTTGTACCTGTTCCAACAGCTGTACCATTGTTTTGACGATAGAATACTCTTTCGCCACCATTGAATAGATGGTATGTTGTAAAACCGACTATATTATCACTTGTATTAATACCAACTACTACGTCAAGGGAAGCAGAATGTGTTCCCTGCTTCATTTTAGCTTCTGCTTTAGCACCAACACCATTACCACCACTAATAGTAATTTGTGGTTGTTCTAGATAATCAAATCCAGCATATTTTACATCTATTCTTTCAAAAGAACCTTTTACATTGACATGTCCAGTAGCACCAACACCTGCATTATCAGTAATCAGCAATTCTGGTGGATTTATAACATCATGTCCAGATCCACCATTTAGAACGTTAACTCCTTCTAGTTCTCCATAGTAAATAGCATCTCTTGACTTATAATTTGCAAGTTCAACTCCATTTACAAACATACCCGTTTTTTCGCCAGGTATTGTTGTAAATTCATCGCCAGAAGAATCAAATACAGGTTCAGAGAACCTTCTTACAAGTCTTTGTGAGTCAATAGCTTTATCTTGTAGTCTACTTGCAAATTCATGTGTAGTGATACCAGCACTATTACCAGTTAGATCAATAAATTTACCAGCATCAATGTTCGCACGAGAATATGCTAATTTAAAGGATTGGTCATCAATTTTAAATGCAAAGTATGAACCTTCAGTTAAAGGAGAAAGTGGTAAAGTAGTTGTAGAGGTGGAAACAACTCCATCAATCAAAGCAGATGTTGTTGTTGTACCTGGAACATAATAAACTTCATCACCAGTAATAAAGTCATGACTTCTAGAAGTAGATATTGTTTCACCAGCAAAAGTAGCAGCAACTTTTACAGAAATACCTCTTAAATCAGCATTAAGTTGTTGATTAGCATAAAATGGAATAGACGCAGAAGTTACGTAAGTTTGATTTTCTGGTTTACCCTCAATAAAATCATGTGAAGCATACGTATGAGTTGGCCCCACCATTTTCCTACCATTATGCTCATGATAGGGTCCAGCATAAGGAACTCCACTAACAATACCAATTACATTTAAATCATATGCATTAGAAACATTTGCACTAAACTTATAGGTTGGTTGCTTGACAGCAGGAAGTACTTCAGCCCTTATTAATTCATTCCTTCCTTTAAATATATGTTCTAGATCTATAAAACCAACACCACTAAGAATAGCAATTTTATTAGAAGGTACATCAACAACTTCTGCACTACTTTCTGCAAGAGTTGTTTGGTCAATAAGAGTTATTTTATCACCAATATACAAAAGATGTACTTCTGGGCAAGTAATCTTAATATTACCGTTACCAATATCTTCAACAGTTTCTATATTGAAAATATTAGGAACATTATAAATCCACTCTGTAAATGATTTCTTCGTATCCTCTAAAATACCAAGGTTTTGTACATCAATAGAATCCCCAGTAACCATTTGATTACTTGGTCCAGGAATTACAAAGTCAGAAACAACACCTGTAATTCTTACAGTTATTTTATTACCATCAACATCATATCCATAAATGCTGGATTTTAATCTAACTAAAGCATCTTTATTAATAGCAGCAGTATTATCAGAAAGTCCTAAGAACTGAGTTGTAGTAATACTAGTATATTTGACTTCTTTTGAACCAATTATTAAAGTTCCTGAAGAAGGGAACCCAACAGTAGAATCAACGTAAATTGTATTAGAATTAGCAATTTCACTAGTTACAGTTCTTGTAGTGGGAGTAACACTAAATTTACCGTAGATAGAACCAGATTCACTAATATCTTTATCAGAACCAGCATCTAGACTTATTTGATATAATGTATTTCCTTCTCTATTATATGAAATAACATTAGCAATTGAACCATATGAATAGTTAAGAACGCCAGTAACTGCATCCTGATATAATGTCTGTCCAATAAGTTTATAAGGATCTCCCGAAAGAGCAACTACCACTAAGTCTTCTGTTATTCTATAATCTGCATCAGATGGTTTAATTGTATTCTCATATGGTTTTACAATAGTTGCTTTTGAACCATAAAGAGCACGGAATAAAATTTCAAAAGAATCATCCGTTCCCTTGGTAGTATAAAGGTCTTTAGCCTGTTTTGCAAAAAGAGATTGATCAAGTCCAGTAACAAAAGATCTATCTTGCAAACCAGGAACATATAATTCCTTATATTTTCTAAAAAATTCAGTAAGGAATAGATTACTTAAATTAGTTACTACACTATCATCAACGTGTGCTGCAGAAGATGATGTAGTAAATGTAACTCTATCACTCTCATCACTATTAAACAATGATGTAATTGCACTAAAAGCACGTTTACAATCAAAGAATTGTCTTTTATCTTTACTAGTATATGTTATTATCTCATTATCAATTTTTAAGTATCCGTAACGATCTGGAAAACCAACTGTAGAGTTAACTGCGATAGTAGTACTAAATGCAGTTATTGCACCATCTAGGTTAGTAGATGTAACAAGGTCTTGTTGACGAAATGAATCATTCTTAATATATTGATCTAAATTCTCAGCAAGATCTATAGGTGCTCCTTGCGCTTCTTGTGATTTATAATATTGCTGTAAAAATTCTCCAAACAGGGGAGACTCACTTCTAATTTGTTCAGGAATCTGATTAGAGACTACCGAATAAGTTTTGGCTCTTGTTTCTATCATTAGTATTAATATCCGCCGTTGGATGAACTAGCTGTTACTTCAGTAGAATTGAATGTTGTAGAAGTGGTATAAGTGCTTGCATAAGAAGTATCAACTTCCTGTACAGTATACGCTTCAGTACCAGTTATTGTTGAATACTGTGGTACTCCTCTTACTAAAGGAGATTCACGATCATCTCTTCCGTTAGGGAAACTAGAACTAACAACGTAATTAGATCCAGATATGTCAGCACCAGAAGATATAGTATCAGAAACCATAGTAACCAAACTGTTACTATTATCTAGTTGCAAATAAAGATCCTGTAATCCAATAACATCGTAAGATTTGGGTGTACCACTGATTTGTACGAGTGGTTGATCAGTGCTTAATACAGTAGATGTAATAATCAATGCATTAAGTAGTATTTCACCTTTAGTGTAATCTATTGTTCCAATATTGTTTCTAACTACAGCAACTTGATTAGAAGCAAGTAGTTTGAATAAAATTACTCTTCCACTCTTCCTATCTGCATTAGGAATATCAGAAAGATAAACAGTTCCACTTATACCACTTACAGTAAATCCAGAAGACTTAATATTATAACCATTTAATGAATTAACATTAAAAGCATTACCATAACAAAGTTCATATGTTGCCAAATCTGACAAAGCAGGTCTTAAATCTCTTCTCATAGAGATTCTAGTGATATTAGAGGTAATAGCACTATCAGTTTTATCAATTAAGTTCAATGCCTTAGAGAACTTAAATCGTGCTCCAAAGGTGTTTAATTCACTTGACCTAGCATAAGTATCTAAGGTGTTAACAACCTCTGTCTTAAGAGCATTAATGCTATTTGTAGCATTAGCATTGTAGTATACGCTACTATCCATTTCAACATAAAGATATTTAAGATCTATTATGTTTGGAAGAATCCCAGCTACTGTATAACGCTTTAATTTGTTCTTAAGTTCAATTTTTTCAATTTGAGACAAATATTTACCATTTTTGGGTTTTATACTAATAAAGACCCTACCATACTGTGGAGGACTTGTATCTTCACCTCCATAAACAGAAACTGACTCTGTATTAGCGTAAATCTTGGTAACGATTGCTTTATAGTCATCTGCAGTCACCGCACGGTTCTGAGCAGAGTAAACTAAAGGTGCATATTTCTTAATTGACTGAATTGACTCAATTGTAGATCCATTTTCTGCTTTTTGAGTCGTTGTAAGTAAAGAAATTCCGTCAGTTACTGTAACACCTGAATTATCTTGAATAATTCCAGTAAATGTAAAGGAATTTACTCCATTTGCATTTTCACCATCAGTAGAAATGTAATTTACTGTTACAAAATTAGAATCTTCGAGTTTTTTACCAAATTTTCCATCTCCAAAGAGTATTTCATACTTTTCATCAGCAACTTCTTGTAAAAGGAAGATTAAAGAGTTGTTTGTAACGTCAACAATGTTATTAGTTAACTTATAAATCGTTTTTAGGTTAGTTGCAGTGCTATTTGGTGATACAGATACCTTAATTGTTGATGTATCTACTCCTTGGTTGGGTAAAATGAACTTTTCAATAGGAACATTGTCTCCAGTCTCCCTATATGTGAAAGTTTTAGTTAAATATGACCCTTCTTTGATATTAACATCAGTAAAAGTTGCAATATTATCAACAACAGGTACTGTTACATCATCCATTATTGCAAAACTATAATTTTCACTTGCAAAAGTGTTAGAAACAGCTACAATTCCTGCTTTTAATGTTAAAGTTAGAGGTTGTACTGAATATCCAGACGTATCAACGAAAAAACTTACCTTTGCAGTTGCTGCTTGCTTCGATCTAGGTGTATATCCGACGTTACGAGCCAAAGAAGCAACGTTTTCTCTTAAAGTTGCACTATCAATAAAGACTTCGTTAGCAACCATGTTGCTATTATACGCAGTAATGTAAGAATTATACGCAAGAGTGTCTATTAGGACCGACATATTCGATCCTTCAAAGTCAAAATCGGTAAAATTAGAATTTGCCCTCAAATAATCTTTAATTTGAGTCTTTATTTGATCAAAATCTAAATTTGTAAATTGAGTTAATGGCATTTATCTAAATGATTCTAATAGAAAATTGAGTGATTGAGGTTGAGCATCAATCCCAACAATATCATAAACAATAGTTACATCAAATGCGTTAGAATCATAGTAAGGAATGACATCTACATTCCTTAATTTAACTCTTGGCTCAAAATTATCAATGGTTTCAGTGATTTCTTCACTTATAAGCGATGCCGATGAAGTATCCATCAGTTCAAATAGACTTTCACCCAACCTTGAACCCAAAAATGGGTTAAAAGGACGTTCTTGTAGATGTGTTAGTACTAAATTCTTGACAGAGCGAGCTATCGCATTCTCATTCTTAAGGGGAATCACGTCCCTAGTGACAGGATGAGGTACGAAAGACAGTGAAATGTCCTTAAAAGTACGTGAGACTCGTTGGACAGGCATTATACGCTAATATTTTTTATTATTTAGCGTGTTTATTCGGATTCCAAAGTTCTCCGTCTTGTGCATATGGATCTTCGTTCTCTAAATCCTGTATTATTGCCCTTTCATGGAGTTCTCCATCATGAATTCTCTTCTTTCTAGGGGTTAAATCGTCTTCCCATATCTCTCTTAGCAGCTTGTTATGTTGATCAGCTGCTAAGTTGTCTAAAAAATCGTTTTGAGCTTCCATTTTAGTTAGAATTCCAACGTGGACCAGATTTATCTGCAGTACTATTTACATTTCTGTATTCGCAATCAACTAATTTACCATTTCTTTCTGCAACATATATCCTATCATAGCATTCAAACCCACTTTCCTCTAAGAATTTATCTAATTCTTCACCTGTATTAGCATTTTCATAGTCTTCTGACTCATCATACTCTGCATAAATGAAATCTACG